AGCAGTAAGCGAGTACCTAACTGATTGGACAGCAAAGACTGGCGGCAATGAGTACGGTGAGCCAATGTACTGTGGCTTTGCTTGGGTTGATGTTAGTGTAGATAGAACTAACAGTAGAGAAGCCAAGTTGCTTGAGAGCATAGGCTTCAAGAAGAGCTACAGAGCAAAGACTATGCAGTTATGGGATCCAGCACAGCATAGAGGACAGAGCATGGACTGCAAAGAGCAGGGTGCTTATGCGTATGCAGAGGTGCTTAGACAGCATGGCTTTAGAGCAAGTGCAGGTAGCAGAGCAGATTAGTAGACTCGAGTAGACTGTAGTAACAGTTGGAAAGGAGCAGGGAGACTTGCTCCTTTTTTTTGATTCTATCTCAAGGTCGGGGCATAACAAAATAAAAAAATCTTTTCGAGGGGTCGGGGCATAGCGAATATATTAGCAGAGTGTGCAACTGCAGAGCAGGGGTCGCAAAATCACCACCTCAAAGACCTAAGTACTTCAGTTAAATTTTCCACGGTTCTTATTTTTTGAGTACAGACCCCATTCACAGTTAAATAACAGTATGAACAAGCAAGAGCCTTCTATACACTATGCTCACAGTACACAACGCATACAACACACTCGTGAGCGTCTTGACACTGTGTTAGAACAGTTCTACAGTTCATATCATGAGTGTGCAAGTACGGGTCGGGTTGCTACTATTAAAAACAGGATCAAAAGGTTTCCTCTTAATAGTGTAAGTACTTCGTAAATTTTTTACGCACACATTTTTTTTTGGGCTGTAGACCCATTTGGAGTATAACATGAATCAATACTGTGCTTACACACTTGATGAAGTCAACTTTCTACTTGCACTCAAACTGATCCGCAAGTACAACCTCAACTATGAACTACATGCTTGTCGTGTTCGCTTTTGGGTCAGTCGTACACACTGGGTACATGTGTATTGTGCTCTAAAGTTCAAGTGCATTGATCACGAAACAGATCACATGTTGGGTATATGATGTACTGTGTAGAACTTGATTATGCGAGAAGTCAACGTCAATTGGACTTTATCATTATGGACAGTCATACGCACTGTGCAGGTACACAACTACTTGTACTGCATGGTATATACACTACACAACTTGATCACTGTACACTTGTGTTTGAGTGCGAACGAGATGCAGTGTTTAGTTTACTTGTGTTGAACTCACCTCTATACACTGTGCGTCTGCGTGGAACTACAGACGGGAGATACAGTGCGAGATACAGTAACAACAGTTAGACACAACGCTACGCCCCAGGGGTCAAAATCTCTTTACCGATCTTTGCTACCGCTGTGCTTCGCACGTTCTAAAAAACCGCGTACCGCTCTGCGGCTATAAAGTGGCCGTTTAGCCCTTGCTGGGATAACTACAGTACATGAATCCCGACTACACCAAGATATGGCTACTACTTGCATTCACACTTGTGATACTGAGCTTTTATGGTTGTAGCAGTCAACCACCCATGGTCACCATTGAAGAAGCCATAAACGAGGATAGCACACCTGTTCCCACACAGCAAGGTGTTGACACTGCACAAGGTCCTACAGACTGGACACTTGTAGGACGCACACTTGGTTGTGTGTTTGCTCCAGATACCTGCAAATAGTTTAGTCCAAATTGTTGCTAATAGACCTTTTAAACACCTAAACAGCATTGACCTTTTAAATACAACTGTAAACAGTGTTCTTGAGCACGTCTTAATAAAGTAATAAAGACCCTTTTTAAAACATGTGAGGTCAACAGGTAAGAAGCTCAACTGCTACAACAAGACATAAATATTTCTTAAAAAATTAAAAAAGGAATTTATGGCAGGAATAAAACAACGTGGGATCATAAGTGTGAATGCACAGAGAACCTACAAAGGCAAACTCGTTAAGCCTTGTCGTTACGTACCAAGTAGCGGAGGTGGAGGGTTTATGACTGGCACTGTGATTGAAACAGGGGAACTTGTTTGGGAACAGGGCAATAGCAGACCTACGCCTTGGCGTTCTATCAGTTAATGTGTGAACTCAAGCCAAGTGGTAATGCAGTACTTGTCTCCACTTAATGGGGGATTGCCTCTGTGGGTGTGCGTATAACCCGCAGGGCAAAACATAACTCGCCCCATTCGGGCATCAATCCTACGGCTCTGATATAAGAATTCAGTTTCACCTCCTTGTTCAACGGTGTTTAAGTAAACCATTGCAAGTATGGCACGCTGTCCTGTGTCTCTACTTGCATGTTCACAGTGCCATACGTGATAACCTTCACTGGGACGAGTATGCTGTATTTTAATGCTGTGACTCAACTGTATGGGATTAACGTTTTCAAATATACCAAACTCACTGACATAATCATCTACACATCTGTGTATGCAATCATAATAGGGTTGTAGTAGTTTATTCATGCTGAGGGCAAACGTACCAGTCTCCCCTTCGTCATAGAGCATGGCACCGTCTTTGTTCATTTTTGGTGCTGACTCATTTGCAGTTTGGCGATCCAGTATACGTGTACCCTGTTGTTGATTGTAGTAATCAATCACAGTTTGACAGTATTCTGCATCAAGTTCGTTGTCCCATGTTTTAATAAAGTCTTGCATATGTGTATTTAAACTGCTACTATAATAGGTGTGTTAAACGTGGCTAAAGCACTGTTGCTCGTGTAAAAACACTAAAGAGCTACAACGTACAGCGAATTGTATTAAGTCGACATTTAAGAGCCATATAGGGGTGATTTTCATAGTCTTAAGACGTCTTAAATGCATGGCAATTTTTAGCCACGATAATTAAAAAAGACTGTTTTTATAATTTCCAAACGCTGTTGATACTAACACGCATGGGCCATTCTTGGGGTGGATTACCGGCATGCGGAATGGCTGAATCAAACATCACAGCACGATTGGGTTTGTACTCCACAACCTGTGAAGGATTGACTATGTCAACTTGATGTTCCCAGAAGCGAAGATCTCCGCTACTGCCAAAAGGCCACCATACAATACTCTTCAATCGTTCTGTGTCATCTACGATCATATCGCAATCACGATGTGGGTATTGTTCACTGCAAGGTGTAGTGCCATTCATTCTCAGTACTTCAAGTTGTTTAGGACCATTGGGTAACAGTTCAAGTGCAAAGCAACTTGCTATGGTATTGCTTAATCCTTTTAAAGGGTCTTCCATCTCAGGATAGTTCTTGTGCCAAAGCACACAGGTGTAATAGTTCTCATACTCATCACCGTATGCACTTTTTACTCTACCATATTCCCATTGCTTACAGTTTGATATACTCTGTTGTATAGTTGTTAGTAGCCACTGAGGAAAGACATCATCTATTACTTTGATACTACTCACTGCCAAGGTTTCCAATAAACTGTCTTAGTTTAGTACTGTCTGTGTCTGCTCTTATTTTCTTAACTGCTTCACCTGCATCTGGCTCTGGTGGTTCCGAAGTATCAGTTGTTCTTTGTAAACCTCTTAGTACTGAACTGCCTGTGCTACTTGCATAGTTGTTTGAGTCTTCATCTTCATCAAGATCTTTAATACGCAAACTGTCTATGTCAAACTCAAGATCAATCTTAGAACCTACTCCACTACTTGACCTTGTCTTCATTAACTGTATTTGATATCTACCACGTTCACGCATTGCTCTACTTGTAAAGATACCTATCACGTTATCAGCAGTTTGAATCTTACTCAAGCCACCACTGATGTGCGAGTGATCAAATTCTATTTCTTCTACTGCACCTCTGTTCAACTGTGCCGCAGTTACAAACACACAACCTAATTCCATTGCAAGATCTCTTAGTTCTTCTGATACATACTTGTCTTTAACAAACAAGTTCTCTGCACTAATCTTTTTAGCAATTGGCATCATTAAGTCTAAGTAGTCAACTAACAGTACATCAATCTTACGTCCTGTTTTAATTTCATACTCTTTCAAATAACTTCTAATGTCGTTTGCATTCTTACCACTTGGCATATACTTGACTTGGAATGCTCCACTCTTCTTGCCAATCATCTTGACTTTCATTTCAACGCCATCAAGATCTTTAAATATTTCTCTTGTTGGAATGTCTGTAAACATACTGTCAACACGCATTGCTACCAATGCCTCACTTAACTCAAAACTTAGATAACAAACATTCATGCCGTTCAATGCCCAGTTCACTCCTAAGTTTGCAAGGAACAAACTCTTACCTGCACCCGAACCACCTGCAAAGATATTCAGTTCACCTCTGTTGAATCCACCAAACAATTTTCTATCAAGTGTTGTCCAGCCTGTACTTACTTGTCCGTTGTTGTCTTTCAATCCCATAAGTCTACCTTTAGGATCTGCAAAGTAATCAATACCTAAGTCTTTTTGTAGTCCTACTTGCATTGCGTTCTTAACTTTGTCTTCTACAGGACCATACTCACCTTTTTCAAGTAGTTCAGCACTTTCAAGTATTGCTCTCTCAAGTCCTTTGTGTCTTGTAAATGTTTCAAACTCTTGCAGTAACCAATCATAGTGTTCTTCTCTAAGTCCTTCAGGAACTTTAAGATCAGTGTGACAAGTTGCATTAACCATTTCTTCTGTAGGCAATGCATTATGTTCTGTAACATACGCATACATAAACTCTGCTGTGTCTTGCAGTTTACGATCAAATAAACTATGGTCAAAGATAGTCTGACAACGCACAAACGATTGTGCATCACTCAACATCATTTGCAGATATACCTTTTGTATATCATAACCATATTCTTTATTCATTCGCTAATCCTTTTTTTGTCTTACTATTATACCATACTTCTTCATTAAAGTCAATATGTTTCTTCTCCAAAGCCAATACTGCTCCAATACAACTTCCTGGATCACCTGGATTAGTTGGTATCCAAAAGCCTTTCCAGTTCTGTCGAACCTTGTCCATTGCGCCTCTATTCAAAGCACAACCTCCTGTTACAGCAAGATTGGTACTTGGGTTATTGTATTGTATGCTTGTAGTAAGTTTCATACACAGGTCTTCAAACACATGTTGAACACTTGCCGCAAGGTTGTCAATGTCCTTAATCTCAGGAGCATACCATTTTAATCCTCTATGACAGTTCTCTTTAAATTTAATTTTACATAATGGATCATACGTTACTTCAAAGAAATCATCATACAGTTTTTGCTTGTACTTGTATGGGTTGCCTGACTTTGCTAACGTACTCACAACTGCTTCTTGCTTGTTAGGTGTATAACCTAAACGTTGTGTCATTGCACTGTACCAAAGTCCTAAACTATTAGGATAACTTTGACTGTTAATTTTTGTTAATGTATCTCCATCACCTCTCCACATTGTTAGTGTTTCAAACTCTCCAATGCTATCGATACATATTACGTTGCCGTGATTCCAACCGCTTGTGTAATATCCGTATGCCGCATGTGATAAGTGATGTGGTACATACTTAATAGGAACATCAATGTTCCACTGCTTCAAGTATGCTTTAATATTATTTTCTTTAAACAAGAACCCTTGTCCAGCCCATAACTGTCTAAGGCTTTTTGTAAATGGATTCTCGTACCACACAACTTGATCTGGCTCACCAAAGTTTTTTCTTGCAACTTCAATTATAGTCCAATTGAAATGCGGATCGTTATCTACGTCACTAAAGTCTTTAGCCAATGCCGCCCATAACAATTCTAATTTGTTCTGTGTCTTTCTAAACACAGCCAAACTTGCATCATGACTGTTACCAACCATACCCCATATGATCATAGTTTTATCTCCAGGTGTTCTCATTTGTAAATGAAAGGATCACGTTTCTTAAGTTCTTCAATCCGCTTTTTCATTCTACGTTTGTCTTTCCAATCACTAATTGGTTTAGTGATCTTACTCCATAATGTTTTTAACCAAACCATTTTTTGCTCCGTAGTTTAATTTTTAATTCGTTCTTTTCACTTGCTGACACAATTGAATACAGTGTGTACATTTTGCCGTATTCGTTTACAGCATCGTTCACGTCGTTTACGTTGTTACCCCATTCAGGCATACTAACACTCCAGCCAAGTTCTATTGCTTGGTCTACAAGTTTAGCACCTGCTTCATCTCTATCAGGCACAACTATCTTGTTTGTATTTAAACTATTGAGGAGCATGGCCTGTTGATCTTTGATTTCGCTACCCAACAATGCACAGCCTTCTACTGCTATTGCATCAAAAGGACCTTCTACAACAATAGTAAGCACACGACTATAATGTTGTGCATCAAGATTGAATACATATCCAGGTTGTTGATCACTTAGATATTTTGGATTACCATCTTTGACTTTACGTGCAGTGTATCCTACTATTTCATTTTTGTGATAGAACGGAATAATTAATCTGTCTTTTAATTCAGGTGACCAATGAAAGTTATAATCTTCTAAGTATAAGTTTCTTGTTTGTAGATACTGTATAACTTCTAACGGTGTGTCGTTGTTAATAGGTTTAGCATCTTTAGGTAATTCTTTAATATCAAACTTAGGAAGTTTTATTTCAACATTACTAAAACCTACTTCAGCAATCTGTAAACATTGTAGTGCAAGTTTAGTTATTACATCATCAGGTGTGTTTAACCATTGAAACAATTTACGCATCTTGTAGGATAGTTGTCTACCAGGTACCCAACTTGCTTTGAAGCCACAGTTGAAACAGTGATAACTTATACCACCTTCGCCGTTGTTGATTAGTCCACCACGTTGTCGTTTGTCTGTATTAGTTCCGTTGTGTACACAACAGGGGGCATTGAAAGAAGTCCAACCACTTGGAGTAGTTTTTTTCTTAGTAGGTAGATGTAACTGTAGGGTTTCGAATACAATGCTCATAATACTATTATAGTATCATTTGCATCAGAAGTCAACTAATTTCGGACTAATACTTTATCAATTGTTCCAGAATTTGATGTAGTGTATTTGGTTCTCAAATATGAAAACACACCATTAAAATTAACTGGTGTTGGCTCTGTAGGATTAGTTAAATTTACAGATGTAATGTCTACCCAGTTAGATGGATTTTGGTTTTCTAAACTACCTTGAATAGTTACTGTACCTGTAAAGTCAGTTGAGTATATCGCCGCAGTATGTAATGCTTCGTTACCATTGCGAGCCGCTTCTGCTGTGATTTGTTCGCTCTTATATTCAACAGGGTTAGTGTCGTCTATCTCTGTGAAAGAACTAACAGAGTATGTGTCTTTTGGTCCAGGAAACGCTTCACCTTCTAATTCAATAGTACCAGTCATCTCAAAGTGGCTGTTAGCATATGTAATTACTTCACTATTGTCGCTGTCTTTGATCAGGTATATTGTATATGTTAAGAA